TTCGCTTGTAAACGCTGCTGAGGCGCTAGACGCCGCGTTAGCCGCAGATGTAGATGCTGAAGACGCAGAGGTAGCCGCAGAGGTCGCATTAAGAGCTGCGACGCCAGCGCTTGAGGCGGCGTTGGTCTCAGATGTTGCTGCATTGCTTTCAGATGTAGCGGCAGCAGCCTCTGAGGCTGCGGCGGCAGTCTCGCTAGCAGATGCAGCAGCTTCACTGGCAGCGGCGTTTGTCGCGCTTGATGATGCAGCAGATGCAGATGATGCAGCGTTAGTCTCGCTTGTCGCCGCATTTGTTTCAGATGTGCTAGCGGCAGAAGCCGATGACGCTGCATTCGTCTCTGACGTGCTGGCAGCAGCCGCAGAGGCCGCAGAGGCCGTCTCAAACGCCGCAGCAGCAGTCTCGGCTGCCTCTGCCGCTGTTTGGGCGGCTTGCGCGTCAGTGGCGCTCGTAGAGGCGCTGGCGGCGCTTGCAGCGGCCTCCGATGCCTTTGTGGTAGCCGTAGCTGCGCCAGTGACGGCTGTCGTGGCTGATGTGGCTGCGTTTGCCTCGGCACTCTCGGCCTCAGTCTTGCTCAAAGCGGCGGCAGCGGCAGACGCTGCGGCAGCGGCTTCGCTGACGGCGGCGGCGTCCTTGGCAGCTTCGGCCTGCTCGGTGTAGCTCTCAAGGTTGTCAACGTCAGTCGGGCTGGTCATGCCCGCCTTTTGGTCCCAAGTTGTAGTTGCCATTAGCGTGGAACTCCCATTTTGAGCGGGCCAGAGTGCTTGCCGCGCTCGCTTTCGAGGCGCATACTCTCAATCGCGTTTTGATATAGTGCAGCCCAAATCTGGGTGCGTGCGTCGTCTTTCAGGTACGGCGCAGAGTGTGCGAGCGCCCCGTATAGGTAAACGTCTGGCGCGTAAACCAAAACCCAGTTTGTCGGGTCGGCGTCGGTTAGTGCTGGCGTGCGTGCAAAGTATTGCAGCGACAGCGTGTAGCTCTGGTCTGGTGCTGGATAAAACTCGAGCTGGTCCGCGGTTGACCTGAAGTAACGCGGCTTGCCTGCCTCTAGGCTGCGCCCCTTGCGATCCTGCATTTCTGCCATCGAGATAAGCTGAAGGCCAGTGCCATCGCTCAGGCTCACGTCCTGCCACTCGATGAAGTCTGTTGGGAGGTTCTCGTACTGCTCGTCAAGCGTGGTCTCGACGCGCTTTTCCTGCCGCCAGTGGCGAATGTCGCGGTCCATCTGCGCCTCGGCCAACGCGATAAAAGTCGGGATGACAGGGGTTAGGTCGTCACGGTTGAGAAAGTCAGCAATGCTGCTCTTCAGCTCTGCGTATGTTGTAATTGCCATTTAGCTCACCACTTCGCCTTGTCTTTGCGTCCATGTTCCGCGCGGATTTCTGTTTTGCGCCTGTTGCGCTCTTGTCGCCCATCGAACATTTTCAATTTCATAATGGCCATTAGTGTTTATCCTATCAAGCGTATGGTCTTGTGGCCGAAAACCGATTGCGTCGACCAAGTCCTGCAGCGATGCAATCCTAAATTCAACACCTTCATAGCACGGATGGTGCTCTTTCCCAAGTTTGCATCTCCGCTTGGCTTTGTAAAAAGACCGCCTTGTGTATTCGGCCTCTGGGTTATTGGAGACGCCAGTCCCCCTCCTTGGGTGCGGCTTCTCGCTAAATCTTGTCTTGTTCCTGCAAGGCTTGCAGTAAAGCGCCCGCCCTTCGCGCTTTGCCTTTCTGACAACATCACCGCGCACCTCCCTTTGCTGACAGCAATGCGGGCAGGTGGTTGTAACTTTCAAATTTCCATTGGGCATGAGCCATTCCCTCATTATACGACAGGAACGCATTAGCACCAATTAGAAGTATTGTCCACTTAACCTTATCAGCCCAAAATGCCGCAGACATCTTGCCCTTGGCGATGTTCTTTGCGTGACGAGCCTTGAACGCCTTATTGCGTGCAGAGCCGTCAGGCGATCCCTTCACACCCTGCTGCCCGAAGCGGATGGTCTTGGTCGTGTCACCCTCTTTGGCGACGACAACGTGAGACTTCGTCTTGTGGCTCGGCGTGCGTTTGGGCTTATTATACGCCGAAACGCCGGCTCTGGCTAGCTTTGGGTCTTTTGGCATTACTTTTTACCCTTCTTGGCTTTGCGCAGCGCAATAGCGACCGCCTGCTTCTGGGGTTTACCCGCTTTCTTCTCCGCGCGGATGTTGGCGGAGATGACTTTCTTGGATGATCCCTTGCGGAGCGGCATTACTTGCGCTTCTTACCAAGGCACTTACCAGCGCGCTTGCACGCGGCGGGGGTGGGGCAGCCTTTGCAGGTTGGTGCTTTCATGGTGGTGATCCCTTAGAAGCGGTAGCCGCGATCAACATAGCCGCGATAGGTGTCTTCGACTATGCCGCTGTTCATAACCATATCAGCCGTTTCGGGGCCGTACATGTCAACCAAGTCCTGCGCGAAGCGCTGACGCGGGTCAACGTAGGCTCCGACCCCCGAGTAGTTAGACGGTGAAAAGCCTCGGCTGCCCTCGTCAACAGCACCCTGACCAGTGTACTTTCCATTGGTGTCGAACGGTGAGGAGAGGTCTACAGGCATGCCCATGCTGCCGCGTCCGCTGTACTGCGGTGGCTGGTAGGCCGTTGCAGGCGTCATGCCAGACGTTGTGTAGTCAGGCGATGGCATGCCAACGGTGCCGCGCCCGCTGTATTGCGGAGCACCGCCGCCGACAGTGCCGACGGGGGCTGGGGTCGCCATGGGCGGGCCGCCGATGTTGTCTGAGCCGTAGGCCGCCATGCGGGCCTTCTTGCGCTCTTCGTCTTGCGAGCCGTAGGGCGATGCCGCGATGTTGCCGAGCAGCGAGTAGATGCCGCCGCCCTCGAACTTGTCGCCCATCTGACCAGCGCCGCCGCCGTCGATCATGTCAAGGAAGTCTAGAAATTTACGGTCTGCCATTGTGATGCCTCATAGAAGTTGCAGGCACAATACACGAAAACGCCTTGTGCCACAACACTACGCGATCCCTTTAAGCCCTCGCCGCAGGGGCTGCCCCCACTGGCTCGACACGCCGCTCAGGGCCGTGATGGCGTCGCTGGCCATTGTCAGGCACAGGGCGTCGGCAAGGTCGGGCGACTTCAACCCGCGCTTCTTCATGGCGTCCTTCGACTCCGCCTGCATCTTACCAGACGAGGTGAACGAGTAGCGGATGCCAGTCAGGTCAGCCACGAGGTCGTCGTTGCTCGGTATCTTGCACGAGCGGTCCTCAAGCCACGCCTTCGTCTTGAACCACAGCTCGGTCCGCAGATTATTGTATGTCTGCCCCATAGAAGGGGCTTCGGAGACGTTCACGCCCCGCACGGGAGCGCCAAGCTCCCTCAAGCGGTCCACGACACCGCCGCCGACGCCGATGCTATCGACCATGATCTCGCTCGGGCGCTGGCTCATCGGCAGAGCCTCGTACTCAGCCATGACGCGGCCGACAGTCTGCATCAGGTCAAGACCCTGCCACGACTTGATCTCCGTCACGACGTTGCCGACACGCTTGCAGAACGCCGTCCTGTCCGCCCCGAACCGTGCGGGGTCAACCGCCCAGACGGGCCGCATGTCTGGCGTTATCTCGATGTCGCGGTGCATGGCGCTCTCGACAAGGTGAAACGGGATGATCGTGTTGTCATCGCTCAGCGGGAACTCGCCCAGGACACGGATGCGGAAGGCGCTTGAGTCCTCGCCATACCGCATACGCATCTCGTCAACGAACTCCTCGGACACGAGCGGACTGTCAACGCACGACCAGCGCCGTGTCCACCACGAGCCTGCCAAGCGCGTCTGGCTCTCGAAGAACGTACCGCTGGAGCGTGTGGGGTTGCTCAGCAGGATCGTCGTGGCGCTGTGGCCCGACATGGAGCCAGCCGCAGCCTCGAACACCTTCTCAGGCACACCCGACGCCTCGTCCACCACCAGCAGGACGTTCTCGCTGTGAACACCCGCAAGGGCTTCTGGCGTCTCTGCGCGGCTCGTTCTGGCCGAGATAAACGCCTCGGACGGTGCGGCGGCAAGCTCAACCCGATCAGACTTCACAGTCAGCATCGGCTGCAACTGCTTCGGCAGCTCGTTGATCCAGCGCTTCAGCTCCGCAAACAGCGCATCGAAGAGCTGGCCGCTGGTGGGGGCCGTGACGACCACCTTGTTCGGGAAGCGCAGCAGCACATACCACAGCATCGCCCACGAGGCAGACGTGGACTTCCCAGTCCCGTGGCCGCTTCGGACCGACATCTTGCGCTCGCCGTCGGCAATGGCCTGCAAGAACTCCGCCTGATAGGGCAGCGGCTTTGCGCCCAACACCTCAACGACGAACTTCACGGGGTCGTCGCGGTACTCTAGGACGAACTCTTCGAATGGGTTGCTCACCACTTGTTCCTCACTTTTGGGACTTTTATGCTGCGGCGCTGCTGTAGGCGAGCGCCAAGCT